ACTAAAAACTGCCATCCTAATTGGTGTTCTAAATTGTACGCTTCTGATAAGTGCCTATCATCAATCATGAAAATAACGTATTTGACTTTTCGCCTCATCAAATCTTTTTTCCACGCTTCCCAATATTGCGACTGTCCTCCCACATCTGCTGTTTTAATTGTCCTAGAATCTTTATCTATTTTAACTACTTTCCTTGAAGGTCTATGTAATCCAACGGTTCTTTTTTTAACATCGGCTACTTCTCCTCTTGTTCTTAATTGTTGATGTAATGTTGTTTTTCCTACTCGACTTGCTCCATACACTCCAAAATTTAATGCGTGTATTTTCTTATAGATTGATGCTGCGGCCTCGGCTGTAATAATTGCGAACCCTGTAAGTAATGAAGACACATTAAATCCACTCCCAAGTATCTACCATACTTTGCCATATTTCTCCAAATATATCTAAACCTGAAGCCCCTAAAATATTACCTGAAAGGAAGGCAATTACGCCCACTGATACTCCCCAAAACCATGCTCTCATTTTCAAAAAGAAAACATCAGCAGAATGCGCTCTAGTTAAATCGTAAGCAATTCTTTCCTCGCCATGACCACCGATAATTCTATCTAACATATTTTACCACCTATTGTTCAATAGTGGCTAAAAATTGATTAGATACCTCATTATAGGATTCTTCAGGGGGAGTAAAATATGGCCCTAAATTTTTAGACCTCATACTCTCTCTAATTTTTGATTTCTGCTGTTCATCTCTTTGCCGCTTCTCCCAATAAATATCTATTTTGCGGTTAAGAAGCCACATTTCCAATCTCTCATTAACTATTAAATCAAAGAGAGCCTTCTGCATCATAATTACTCCAACAGTAATTAATGAAAATAACACCGCATGAGTAAATGCACTAAAGGGTAATTCAGCACCATACACTGAATAAAAATATACGTTAATACCGGCCATTGCGCCTACATACATTATGGTCATTACTAATCTTGTGTCTTTCTCTATCGCTGCCATTCTATCACTTCAATTAAACTCCACTGTAAATATCGAACCTGTCGTTCCACCAACATGAGTCACATCTGCATAAAGTCCATTCTTAAAAATAACACCGTGCATATCTGCTTCAGTAGATTCCGATGTACCACCCACGGCAAGAATGCCGATTACTTCGCCACTTGCTGAAGTATTATCATAGATTTTTACATACGCAGTATTAGGAGCAAAACCTAACGCATGAATACTAATTAATTTACCTCTTCCAGTATATATTAATTTATCAGCAGTGATAGCACCGCTGCTTCTACAACCGCCAATTCCACTCATTTTAATCCCTCTATTGAAGGGGTCTACTCGGCCTGACCCTAAAAGCCTATTCATCGGAAGAAGATTCTTCTTCAGGGGGTTTCTCAATTGGAGATTCCACTGTAGATTCTTCCACTTCTTTCTTTGGAATTAGTGCAGCAACGGATTCTACAGCCTTTTTAGCCTTAGATTTTGAAGGTAAAAGTACCTTTTTAACAGTAGTTAATGTTGCATCTCTCTCCATTCCTAGATTTTCAGCAATATCCGCCAGCGTATTTTCATGAAGATTATCTAAATCTCCTGATTCAAAATCAATCTGATAATCGGAATCTTTCATATAACAAACTGCCCAACTAACAGGGATTTCTTCAGGTTCATCCTTATGGTAGATTACTCCCCATCTTGATTGAAAGGAAGCATTTCCTTTAATGTTGCTCAATAGCGTTAATTTCGCCATGATTAATCACCTCAGATTATCCCGTAAATACGAAGTCTGAATGTCATATCATCCATGTTAGTTGCATCGCTTAACAAACCACAAGCACCATCATTATCATATAAGGCTATTTTAATACTACTAGTGCTTGTATAAAGACCAGTAGCAACATTAGCAGTAGGAACTTGAATGTAAGCACCAACAGCCATGCTGCCATCAGAAACACCAGCAGTTGTTCCTGTTATTGTTGCTGCTGTAATTCTACTTAATCCTACATCAGAAGCATTAATTACGTCTGCATCATGATAAACAGTCATCTTCACGAAACAGTCTACGAAATATTCATCTCCTGATACTCTAGGAGCAGTCGAGCCTTTGTGGTCTGCAATTACTGTAATAAATTGTTGTGTCATTCATTTTCCCTCCATTTATTTTTATTCAAGGGAACCTCAGAGTATGTTAGTAATCTTTGCTTGACCCTTGAAGAATGTGCAGCCGATTTCTCCCATAGTGCGGTATAGACCTCGGTTTCCAAGACTGCCAACGCCGAATGGGTTTCCATGATTAATACCATCCTCAAAGTATTGGGTTGGTTTCATTGTAGCAAACCAAATATGGTCTGTATCTAGGAATAACATATCGCTAATACAAGAAGCATTTACTCCGGTTGATGGCATATCCTTTGCTGGAATTAGCGGAATGTCATAATAAGTTGCGACACGGAATCCGACTTCTGCTCCCTTTACACCCTTTACTCCACCATGAGAAGGAATAATTTCCTTTGAATCCATGAATCTTTCTTGACTCTGTAATAGGTCTGCAATTGTTTGAATGGTATCATACCCAGTTAGAATTACTTTAGGTGTTCCACCGTTTAGTCGCAAGTCTTGAATTACTTGATTCATAATACTCAAGGTTAGGTTTCTTGCATCTGTGGATTGATAATCTCCACCGAAATTAACTACTGCATCCATGAATGATGTTGAACCTCCTGAAGCCCTGCTGGTATTTCCATAAAGTGTGGTTGCATCAGCGTCAATATTTGCATGGGAAGCGGATATACTACTTATTCGGTATAACTTTGAGGCTTCAGTGAAATTACTAACAACCTTCATTAATGAAGTATAGTTTTCACGGATTCTACCATTTGCTGCACTTACATCTGCACCGTACTCATCGTATAATTCAAGAGGCATTACTACCATCTTTGATTGAGATTCAGCGTGGAATTTACCCATGTCTTCTCTAATTAATGCACGAATATCTCCAACGCCATCATCAATCTTTGCCATTTCTGCTGCCAATTCTGAATAGTCGAACATATGAGCAACAATCTTTGGGTTCATGTAAAGTGTGGTGTATTCAGGAGCCAATGCTTTCAAAGATGTTGAATCCAGTGCTTCATTTTCTCCGACTCCACCAATAATATCTGCATCAGGGGCGGCTGTTCCTTGAACTGCTGTTCCCGCTACTGTTGAAGTTGCGAATGCTGCTGCACTTCCACCTTGAGGGCGAGCAGTCATAACTCTCCAACCGCTACTTGTGTATGGCCTCTTTGGAAGAATGGATAATGGGTTTATCTCTTGGTTAATCATTGACCAAACTTTTTGACCGTAAACCATGTTGTAAAGATTAGCCATTGAAGTTGCGGCTGTTCCATTCAAACTAATTGCTGTATCGCTGGAACCAGTAAAGCCACTACCGAGTGAACCTACTACTCCAGCCGACTTTAGGATGGAATTACCACCCAAAGTGGAACCATTTCCATAAGTCGCTGCTTCTAAATCTTTCATTGTGTTAATGTATCTTGCCATTTTCTTCACTCTCCATTTTCTAGTCTGTTTACTAATTGATTGATTTCACTCCAATCCATCTTAGCGATAGTGTCGGAGGAAGGAATATTTAGGGCTTCAATAGCCTCTTCTTGCTTGCGAATAACTGTGGTCTTCTCATCTGTTAAAGACTTTAGTAAATCACTGAACTGTTGCTTTAATTCTGATACTTCAGACTGTGCATCATAAGAAGCCTTTACGATTTCTGCTTCCTTTGCAACCATTTCTGTATCGAATCTCTTTTGGAATTTCCCTTTAACAGTTTCATATGCCATTTTCTCTAATTGTTCAGCCTTGAATTCTCGGTATGCCTTTTCAAGATTATCAGTTGAAAGGTCAAGAGTAGATTGGTCTTCAAACTTAGCCATATACTTACCATCTAATTGTGGATGGGATTCATCGACATATCCACCAGCGTTTCCGGCTTCTAATTGTCCAGTTGGAATATCATCTTTCTTTGCTTCTGAATCATCAAAAAATTCTTCTTCATCATCAGCAGCACTTACTGGGTCATCAGGCATATTAGGATTATTAGTGTCCATATAATCGGCATCTTCTACTACGTCATCCATAGGTTCTTCGGGCATTTCTTCTGTAATCTCATCTTCAGGCATTGTATCACCGTTGGTTGAATCGGCATCTTTCGCTATGTTCTTTATATTGTTTTCGGAAGAATTACCTTTTTTCTCTAAATCTGATGCTTTTTTATCTGCTTCAGA